ATTGGACTATTCAAGCTACAGACCTCAATTCAGTTTTGGTTTGGCAGACGGAAGAAGAATATTCAAGTACTATTGGAGATACCAATACAGGAGATGGGGGTGGACCTCCCAGAGGGCCTGCGCCAATTTTTGCGTATAAGTATACCGGAGTAGGTGGGGATAATTGGGATGTTAGATACCCACTAACAAATTTTCCTCCAATAATCCCACTTCAAAGTCCAAGTAATTCATTTGTTGCCGGATCATTTGGATTTAGAGCAGACTCCATAGCAGAAGCAACCGCGTCTGGATTTTCCATTAGTGCGGTAAATGGTGCAGTTTCAGCCGTAGGCACTGCACCACCTCAAGATGGCACAGGTATTCTTTATGTTTCAGCAACCCCTAAAAACACTAATTATGGACCTTACACTGCTAGTCTTGGATATGAAATTACAAGAGGTAAAACTGTTGATGATCCGGGGTCTACTTATCTAGGACAAATTACTTGGAAAGTTCCAGAGGGGGCAATACCAGATACTTCAACAGTAATCCGATGTGTAGTTCCAGTAAGTGCAGGAGATTTTGAGTCTGCTGTTTGGGGCAACTATACTAATTGGCTCATTTCAGGAGTTGATAATTCAGTCATATCCCCATTTGCAAGTTCTGGAGTTGTAGCTCAAATAGAACCTGTTCAAAAAAACCCATCTGGGGGGTATGAATCTGTTGAAGTAATTTTTCCGACTGTTATAAAATATGATCCGAGCAGATATCAATATTATGATGTGTATTCAACAAGTGTGGCACCCACCGGGACTCCACCAACATTGGATAGCTCTGCTTTTATAAACATAAAAACAAAAGATCTGTCTGGAAATATTTACAGTATAGCAAATCCTCAACTATTTACTAGTGGAAATCTTGCAACATCGTCAATTTTAAAAAGCGGCCCTTATTTAACTACTTACAAATTTGTATACAGACAAAAACCAGAGGCTACAGCATCATTCCCTAACGCAACAAACATAGAGCATAGGCCGTATGGGTTAACTATTTTTGCTTATGTAACTGTTAAAAAATATGATCCTGTATACAAAATTGATTTGAGAATTGCAAATGGATTGTACATGATGCCTAACGGTGGTTGGGGTGGCGGTCCTAATGACGCAGTTGGGGGGGTTTACAAAACATCACAAGAATTCCAACCAAGAAACATTTTAGGTAATTTTTATTATGCAAACATGTGGATGGAACATAATTCAGATTTATCCGCCGTTCACAATATCCTTAGTTACAATATTTCACATGACCCAGATTGGGCCGACACATATGGAGTGGATAGAGTAAATTTAGTATCACCATATGCTGCTCTTGGGGAAACTAAATATGGTTGGAATGATTCTTTAAGATTTGAAGAAAACATTAAATTTAAATGTCATGTTTTTCCAAAACAAAAACATTTCTCTAGAAAATTTGCATTAGCTAGAAAAGATTCTGGGCTAAATCATGAATACCTAAAAGCGATGGCTAATTATGGAGATATTGCATTCCCATCTAGAGGTAGGAGTTGGTACAGCATTCCAAAATGGGGACCTGTTGGAGACTTAGCACCAAATCTAGGTACAATAGGAACTTTCCAAAATAGAATTTACGAATACAAAGAAGCTTGGAATCTTACTAGACGACCAGCGTCAGAAACTTGGACCTTACCCGGATCAAATTATAAAGAATGTTTTGCGTTTTTAAGTAAAAGAAAATTTTCAGATTTAGAACGAGCAAGTTATTTAGAAAATTGGAACAACACACAAACTCCAGACCACCCTTCGAATAATGTAGGTGTACTAGGTGGAGAAGAAATTTGTTTTAATGGCGCATATGGAACCGCGACCGAAGGCCAAGGTCAACAAGTACTGTCTAATAAATGTATAACTAATGCACCTGCGGTAGCTTCTAATAACAATAATTACATTGATAGAAGCAAAATGCCGTATAGGACAAAATTACCATTTAATACTTTCGGATTTTCCGATCCAGACCAAGGAAGCCCGACATATATAAATCTCTATCCCGGAATAACTCTTACTAATGAAGAATTAGATTATTTAGGATTAAGATGTCAGCATACATCTCAAAGAACTCCATGGGTTTATAATGTAAGTGGAGTTCCTGTGTCTATTGGAGATGTAATGAATTATTATGGATTTACTCCATTTTCCGCTGGGAATATAGATGTATTTGATACATTCTATCTCACTTATTATGGACAAATCTTTAATAAAAATTCTCCTAATGAATTTATTGTTCTTCCTTATACAATATTTGCTTGGAAGTCTAATTCCAACGCAGCGGAACCAACAGAAAATGTAATTAGACTAGATAATATAAATTCTCCAACATATACATCAAACATTTTAAGTTCAGTTCCTAATTCAATAGCAAAGCAATTAATAAATAGTTGTCCTTACGCTTACAAAGTAATGACTTTTAGTCCTGATAGAGTTACTCAAGAAAGTTGGAATGCAGGAGAAATTGGTTCTGGGGATAAAATTTTTGGTAAAGAACATATTAGTAGATTTTACCCAGTGCTGATGACTCAATGCCAATTAACAAATGATCCTTTATTAAAGGACGAATTTGAGATGTTTGCTACTCTGTGTGCTCACACATATCCTCCGTATCCAACAAGCGTTAGATTAATGGGGTTAACAGCTAATAATCTACCTACATTACTTAATAGAAATAGGTTTACAGCGTACAAATATTTAGCAAATGTTAGTAGCACAACCACTTCTGGGCAAGGATTTGTTTTTGAAAATAGTAGAGGAACAGTTCACCCAGTAGCCGCGATGGCTGGATATTACTCATTTGCACCTAGTTCATGGAAATCAAAAAATGAGTATTCGTTAGATTTCATGGCTAGTGGATTTCATTATGCTTGGATTAGAGAAAATGGTCATATCGGATGTGATTATATTGATAATAACGGATCTCCCGCTTTTGGAGGAATTTTTAAAGGTTTGTATTATGGGCATCATCTTAGTTCTACTCCAACAGATCCTACCAAAGTAGCATATAAAAATTATCCTCTTGCATTCTCACAACCTTACGCTAACAACACAACGATAGTACCTAACGGCGCGATAGGTCAATTGACTGTCAATGGAAATTATTTCGCGGCATCAACATTAGGCGATCAAGCCTTCATGTTGAGTTATCAATCTTACGCTTTTGCAATGTTGGCAAAACATGCATTAAGATACAGAAAACCAGATCTATATAATTCTTTAACAAGTGCTGTCGCCATACAAGCATCAAGCATGGTATTTAATGTATTCAGCTTTGTTTCTGGTAATGCGGGGGTTTCTGATATTGCAGCATATGTAAGAGATTCTCAAGACACAGCTTTCTTTGATGCAATTAATACTAATACTTCCGAAATTTATAAAGATATTGTGCGAAGATATACTTATAATGAGAAAGTATTTGATGGGGTGGCACCAAATGGTATAAATCTTGCCGCAGCAAATACTACCGATATTTTAACAACAATAAGAACTATGGATGATGTAACATTGTCAAGTTATTTATCTCCCGTTTCACCTACTAAAGTATTTGGGGGATTCCCAAACATTGTAGGGACATGTACTGATTCCCTTACTGCTAATTATTTCTCTGTTGATGGAGGAAATGCAGGATATCGCGGATATAAAAAGAATGGTACGGTTTCGATCCCAAAACAAGGATTTACTTCCTCTGACTATGCCACTAAAAACTTAAGAGGGGATAGAGTTAGACAAGAAGACTGTTTTACATTTTTTTCAAATGGAATGATGGCAGATAAAAATTGGGAACTATCTGCTCTAGATGCATCAAATACATTTGTTGGTAAATGCGGTATGATGGGAAATACTTATTTTGATTCTTATTTAAAATCAGATAGTATTTATAATTTATCTAGTCAATCAGATAAAGCAGATCTACTTAATGCAGCAGCAACACATTATCAACTTCTCATAACATCTAAACAGTCTTTATATTTAGTTGGCCCTATTTTGGCTTACTTAAAATATTTAAGACCGTCTGACAATAATGGAACTTAATTAAAGTCTCAAAAAAATTATTCTAAAAATATATTATAGGAAAGATAGATACTTATAGCTATGAAACAAATACTAAATGAATGTTTACAGTCCCTACAGATATGCCTTATTACCCCCGAAGGTAATAAGATGTACCGTTTGGAACCCCAACAAAGTGTGGTAGTCCCCGCCTCTTTTTTGAGTAAAATGGTTAAAAACCTTCAAAGACGGCGTATGATTAAAGTTTCCGATTATAAATAAGGATTTTAACTTATGGCTAATATTGTATCACCCGGAGTTTATGTAATAGAAAAAGATATTAGTGAATACTCCCCAACAGTAGATTCATCTATTGTTGGATTAGTAGGATTTGCATCTAAAGGCCCTACAAACGAGGCCACTTTAATTACCTCCCCCCAACAATTAATTAATACTTTCGGCAAGCCTAGTGAAAGTATTCCGGGCCAAGCACTAGAGGGTGCCTTAGAAATATTGGAAGCTACCAATAAGGTTTACTTTGTTCGCGGAGTAACTAGCACAGCTACTGATGCTTCTTGCCTAGTTCCACTAGGGGCTTGCCCAGCAATAAAGTTCACGGGTAGCGGTCTTGGTGTTTCAGCCAACATTTATTTAAAAGTAAATGTTAGTGATAGCGCGGGTGTAAATCAGTATGCTGTTACCAAAGAGTTCTCAATCCCCTCAGGCACTGTTGGATCAACTGCATCAGGTGGTCAAGGACTCGCACTAAGAACCATAATTGGTGGTAGCTTAGATACCGATCCAGTTGGAGCTTTCTACGAATCAAATGGTACAGCATCAGGGTACATTGTAGGATCTTGGGCGGGTTCTGGTGCAGCCCTTAGCGTAACTGCTTATGATAATGCCTCATTCACTAACGGGGTAAATGTTCTTGCGGCAGTTAATGTTTCAGGTGGATTATCTGCTCTAGCATCTTCTGTTCATGTCATAGGAACTTCATTTACCACAACTGGTGCGAACTCTGTCGGGTACTTAGTAAACACATTGTATCCCGGAACAGGCTACAATTTAAGCACAGATTCCAATGGCAATACCATAGGAAACTCTTTCGAAATCAATAGCTTGGGTGGAGAAAAATTTGTAGCCCAGCTTAATGAAGATGGTGCAGCCCTCGAAACATTCAAGGCTGATATGGTAAATCAGTATTCTTTCATAGAAGAAGTAATCAATACTGGAACCACCGAAACTACTTCGGAAGTAATACAAGGATTCTTTGTTTCAGGTGCTAGCAGATCTGACTTTGCTGCAACTTACTTAGGTGATTTTACTGATCCTCTGAGCGATCTAGGGGTAACAGGAATCATTGGAACAGGACAGGGTGGTACGGTCACAGCTACAACAAGAATGTTCGTCAAGCCAATTGAAGGCACTTATAGTTTAGCGGGTGGAACTAATGGTACTTCAACTGATGATGATACCAACGCATTGGCTTTAATTGGCGATCCAAGCCAAACACCCAAGACTGGAATCTATGCTCTTGATGATGATACTCTCAACATTTCAATAGCATTAACTCCCGGACTAAACAATCAAAGCTTGCAAAATTCTTTGATTACCTTGGCAGAGCAAACACAAAACTTCATAGCTCTTGTTTCTCCTCCTTACGCATCAGTTGATTCAGTTCAAGAAGCTATTGACTGGACGAACGGAAGAAGCGAAACCAGAACTGCATCAATAAATAGCAGCTACGCTGCCGTGTTCTGGCCTTGGGTTAAAGTTTTCAGCGTGTTTGATAGTGTCAATCGTTGGTATGATCCAACGATATTTGCTGCACGCCAAATGTGCTATACAGATTCAATCGCTGATCCTTGGTTTGCTCCTGCTGGATTCCGTAGAGGTAGGTTAACCAAGCCAATAGATGTCGATGTGGTTCTCAATCAGGGAGACAGAGATTCCCTCTACAGTGGAGGAAATGTTGTAAACCCAATAGTCGAGTTCCCACAAAGAGGTATCACAATCTTTGGACAAAGAACTGCTCAACGCGCACCAACTGCACTCGACAGAATCAATGTTCGTAGATTGATGATTTACTTACGCAAGGTTTTACTTGCAAGTACTCAAACCTTCGTGTTCGAACCAAACGATCCAATCACATGGGAGAACATTGTCGGTATAGTTGATCCAATCCTCGATGATATTCGCAGAAGAAGAGGTATCACCGAGTACAAGGTTGTTTGCGATGAAACAACTAACACTCCTGTTAGAATTGATCGTAACGAACTCTGGTGTAAGATTCTACTCAAACCTACGAAGACCGCAGAGATTATCGTCTTCGAAATCAATGTTACCAATCAATCAGCCAAGCTAGGAAGCTGAAAGGTATAAACCATGCCCTATAATCCCTTATTCATAAATTCACAAAACCGTGGCCTAAGAGGTAAAAGCCTTCCCATGGTGTCTCAGGATCTCGACTCGATAAGAGCATATCAATGGGAAATCACTTTTTACAATGTTCCTGTTGATGCAGCAAATGGGGTTGACAGACCTTTAACCTTGGCTGCTAAATCAGTAAGCCAAACAGGATATACTGTAGAAGATATCGAAGTCCATCGTGTAAACGATAAAGTTTTCTACCCCGGCAAAGCCAGCCCAGAAGAGTTAACTGTGCAATTTGATAATTTGTACAAAACTAAAATGGGTTCTTTGTTATATGATTGGATTCAAAGCATATATAACCCAGTTACGGGTGAATTTACTCAAGGTAGAGGTGTTACTGCTGGCGGTGTCGCTGGAAACTTTAAAGTAACCGCAGACATAGTTCAGTTGGATAATAAGGGCAAGCCAATGTCATTTACTAGACTATATGGTTTGTACCCCAAGTCTTGGAAGCAGGCTGAATTTAACTATTCAACCAATGAATTCCATACAATCGAAGTATCTTTCCGCTACGATTTCATTGTTCAAAACGCCAACACAAATACTTGATCTATAATTAGATGGAGAAACGGCCCATCCAGTTCAGGCTGGGTGGGTCTTTTAATATATGAATTATTTTGAGGAACTCCTAAATAGCTATCAATTAATAAAAAAACGCAAGTTCAGCGTCAGCTTAGTTGTAGAGCAAGCTGATCAATTTGGAAATATTGCTGCCGCACTAAGTGTAATTGATACTATTCCTATCCCTAAAAAAGGGGCTTCAGAAACTCGCCCTGTCCCTACTAATCCTAATATAGTTGCATACAATACTGTAAGAGGTGGAGGGTTAAGACATACTCAAGGGCAAGGATTTCCCGGATCAACCAGTTACGACAGATCCGAAATTGCTAGAAGCCAGATAGAAAAGTTAATGTCTGGTAATCCAGAGGTAGCGCAAGCCTTGGATTCCTTTATCGGAGGTCAGGCAGCTCCACAAGAACCTGAAGCAGCTCCTGCACAAGCGGAAACCCCTATTCCAACAGAGGATCCTATGCAGGCTCAAGTTCCATTAAAGACATCTCAAAATCCTGAGGTAATGGCTCAATTAGAGCTTGCAAAAAATAATTTAGAAAAATTGAAAGGAGATAAAGAGACTGGCTCATTCATTTCAAAATCTACATCTTTTTGGGATCAAGCGTTTAAAAGATTTTATCAAACAAATATTTATAGCGGATCGTTTGCATCAAAACTAGATGATGCAAAAGTAATGTATAGAACTGGAGGGGGTAAATTGGTCCAAGGCGAGTTGCCCCCAGAACTTGCAGCTAAAGGAACTGCAACATTAAACAAATTTTTAGAGACAGCAATTAAGTTGCATCGGAACACATTAACCCGAGAAGACGCATTAGAGATAAGAAAGTTTATTTCTCTTTCAAAGACTGGAAAAGGAATAATGCTGAAGTTTGAAGAAGGCTCAGATGATGGTTTGATTATCAACTGGGATACCGATGATTCTTTGTACGCTGTTTTAGTTTCTACATACAGAGAGAAGTTAGAGAAAAAGGCTAACTTCGAGAAAGAACTCGGTACGATAGATGAACTTGATCTTCCTGAAGAAAATCTTTCTGGTGGTGGAAAAAACTTTAATAATCTTCGCGGAACTGTTAGCGAATCTTTCCAAGCAATCACCACCATTTTGATGCGTGGTATTGTTGCGTCACAAATATGTGCAGAGATTCCTGCCCCAAAGAAAGCAACCAACAAGAGTTGCAAGGATGCTAATGCAAATAAGATACAGGCATTGACCATGTTAAAACAACTCTATTTGGATAACAGAGAAAACTTGATTCAAGCTTTTGAAGTTACAGATAGATTCTTGCATGAAGAGGTGCCCGGAACAAAAGCTACACAACAATTGTCCGATGAGTTGCAAGCCATGTTAGATTTCGTTAAGGAAGAATTCCCCAAAAAACTTATGGAGGGTGCAGCTACTCCTGAGGACAAAGCCAAGTATGCAGCAGTTGCAGATAAAATATTCTTTAGCATTGTAAAGAAATTGTCTGTGTTAGACGCGAAAACTGTTTTACATAGATCCCCCTTGTTTGTTGGTGAAACAGGCCAGTCTGAAGCAAACTCAAAGAAGACTGATATTACTGAAGTCTACGAATCTAAGGCTGCTGCCGTCAATGGGTTGCTGCGGATGGGTTATAGCCCTGAGGAAGCAAAAAAATTAGTTGTTCCTTTCAATCAGGTAGTCGCCATGTATGGTGGCGAGATGGAATATTCTAGGATCACAAAGACCCCTTTAAACAAAGTAAAATCCCTTCTTGACGGAAAAACTCACTCGGTATTAAATGGAATCAAGACTTATATCGAGGAAGACCCTAAAGGTGTTGCATTAGGTAGTGGATCCTATGGCGAAGCTTTAAATAAAATTGCAGATCCAACAAATGCATCAATAACCACATTTGCCAAACGGCTGGGGATAGATCCAAAAAAACTATCCGATGCACAAAAGGAATTTTCAGAACCTTTCCAATTCTTGCAAGGTCTTAAGAACCCACAAAACTTTGCAGCAAAAGATAGAAAGTCTTTGATTAACACACTAAAAGATTATTTAGCATCTAAAGGATTAGCTAATAGCTATCAAGGGCTTTCAAGTAAATCTGAGTCCGAAATAGGAAAAACATTAACTCAAATACAAACTAATATTTTGTTTGATAAATTTGATGATCTAGTAAAGAAGGATAGTGATTCTGCAAATACCATAATGTCCATGATTATCATGTCCGCTGCTGCTGCTGATATTAATCAGCAAACTGAGGCTAGATATCTAACATCACAAACTACTTATAGCTTTAATCATAATGATGCAGTTGAAAGTGCGCTGAGAGAAGTTAAAAATGGAACTGCAAAATTCCAAAGATCAGCAGGGCAAACTATAAAAATTGTAGATGATACTGGAGAAGTACTACTTCAGTATAATGTTGCTACTGAAAACAATGTTGTTAAAGGATCTGTGCATTTACCCTTGAAACAAATGAAAAGATTGGCTAAGACTCCAATTTACAAGAGACAAAAATCTACTAATGATAGTACTGAAATTTTAATTACATTACTATCTCAACAAAAACAACTAATAGAATCTTTACTAACTAAGTATCAATAAACATAAGAAATCCAAAATATAGCTTCTTGAGGATATAGATTTAGTAACTCTTTTAGTTTTATTATTAAGTATTCGTTTTTTAATGAAATATAATAGCTTAAATTATTTAAAAAAGGTGCATAGAATTTCTTGTAAGGAATGATACACAAGATATCTTTCCTGTCTTGTTGGAAGATGACCATTGGAATTTTAGCACACTTCTTAGCATCCCGATCTGCTTGTTGTAAAGCTTCTGTAATCAGGGATTTTTTGCTGAAGGTTGATCCTATATTTTCGTTATTGTACCCTTTCTTGCACTCAAGTACAAAACAAAAGTTTTGTGGGGTGATGAGATCGCCATAAATCTGAAGATGCTTGGGTAAGCTGTGTGTCGTGGCGAATGCCCCCGACCCCGGTGTGGGCGCGAACTGATCCGTCCCAAAGTGTTCATTAAACATTTGAGCCACCTTGCGTTGGAAGGTGTTTCCCTTGTTCTTGCTGTTTAACCGCTTCTTCTTGTTTTTAACTAATTTGCTTAAATCGTATTCGTCTTGCATAATTTCATTCCGCTCCAATACTATTATAGGGCATGGAGGTCGCCATTTTATGGAGACGAAAAACATAACCGACATCAAACTTACTGTTCCCTTAGCCAAAAAGTTTGAGTCTTCCAAAAACTTAAAAGTATCTTTTACTAATTCTAGGGCTAAGATAGAATTCAAGGAAAAAGGTCACAAGGCAGGACGCATGAAAGTAACATTAAAGTTTAACAAGGACGAGGCTGAAGGTTTTACTAATTTCTGTAAACTGGCGAAGCCAGAGAATTTATCGCAAGACGATTTTGTTAAGTTCTTGTTTTACAAGGGAGTTGAAGCCCTACAGCACGATTTCGCTCAACGAATTGAACAGTTCCGACAGGAAAATCCAGAAGAGTTTGCTCGCATAAGATCAGAAATGGAGAGCAAGCAAGAACAATCCGAAGGCTCCGTTACTATTGCAGAAGATAAGCCGTGATCGAAATAATCGAAGTAAAAAACCAAAATCATCTTTACAAGTCAATAAGAACCCTTCAAAAAGAAAAGAAAGACTTTTCAGTTTTTTATTATTCTGACTGGGATACTCGAAGTTCCTTTATTCTCAAATCAATCCTAAAGCAAAATAAAACTTTACAAGCAGAAGCTAAGATTGGACTTAACTTAACTGAAAATCCATACCCGGTGCTGCTTGTAGATTCTTTCGAAACTCCTGAGCTTTTCTCTGCTTGGGAAAAGACTCTCCCTTGCACCTCGGTTCCAACCTGTTACTTTTATATAAGTGACAGAAAGCTAAGGGAGTATAAAATCTATCAGGAGGTTCTGCCCTCAAGAATTCTTGAAGGGTTGAATATTTTCGAGTGAATCTTTGCGGATCTCAAAAAGGTCCGCAATTTTTTTATCGTACTTTTTCCCCTTGGAATAAACTAATCTTAAGTTATTCAGGATAACTGTTGTAAAATAGTTAAATGCGCTACCGTGGGTAGGATCGAAGTTCCTAAGTTTTTTAATTACTAATAGGAAACATTCCTGTTTGGCATCATCAGGATCCACATCAAACTTAAACGATTCAAGTATAGTTGATATTAAAATATCAAATAAAGCGAACAATTCTTCTTCGTGGGGATTTGGCTTGGGTTTTTTAAGCTTCTTGTTTTTCTTATCGTGTTTGAGGTATAATACGATTAACTCCTCAAACCGCTTGTTGTCCAAATAAAATTTACTCATAACCTATTATAGGTACACAAAATATGGCTGACCTGCTCGATCTGTACAAGAATAGGAAAAACTGCACAAATCCGGGCTGTGCTGGCTGCTCCATCCTAGAGAAGCCTAAACCTATCCATGCCTATATGGATTACGAGGAGCTAGTCCAATCTGATGTTTTGTTCCTTTTGGACTCGGTTCGTTGGGATGGGTATCATGTTGGCAGCATGACGGACAACGAGACGGCTGTATTTAAGTCCTATGTAAAGCCAATAGTTAAAAACTTTACTGTGTTAAGGAGGATGATATGTCTCCCACTAACATGGAGACCTGTCGCAAGCACCTAGACGCTACCATAGACAAGTGCAAGCCTAAGTTAATTTTCACCTGTGGCAACCTTGCCATGAAGATGCTGATTAAGAAGTCTGGCATTACCAACAAGAGGGGTAAGACCTTTGAGTACAAAGGGATTCCGGTAATTCCGATCTTGCACCCAGCATCAGTCGCCATAGAGCCAAAGCTTGTAGCATTGTTCCAGCAGGACATTCGCAACGGGTACAACAAGTATATCCTCAAGAAGGATCAAGACTTAGTTGTGCCATATACGCTAATTATGTCGCTAGAACAGCTAGAAAATTTGTCCTTTTTAGAAGGACAGACTGATAACATTGCTGTGGACATTGAAACCACGGGGTTAGATTTTAAGCAAGACTCCATCATGACCATCGCTATTTCTTATAAGTGCGATGGTGAGATCTGCCAAGCCATCATCCCTTACATTCACAAGGAGTCCCCGTTTTCCGAAGAAGACCGCAAGCAAGTGGCTATTATGTTGAATAGGATCTTCAACAACCCCAATAACAAGAAGATCCTGCAAAACGCCAAGTTCGACCTGAAGTTCCTCTACGGGCAGGGTATCACATTCACAAATGTGTGGGATACCAAGCTCATGTCGCACTTCATCCGTGAGGATGCTCCCAAGTCCTTGATGGATCTGGTCAAACAATACTTCCCTGAATACCTGAAAGAGTTCTGATGCTTACTGTAAAAGACCCCAAGAAGCAGAATTGGGCAGAGATGTCTCTGGCCGATCTTGCTGAAGGCAATGCTCAGGACGCATTCTTTACTTGGAAGATCTTCCACCTATTGGAAGACCAGTTAAAGGATCTTCAACTACATCACCTGTACGATAGTCTGATTGCACCCATGACTCCTATCTTTGCCGAGATAGAGTATAATGGTTTGCAAGTTGACATGGAGACATTGGTCAGTTTGAATACTGACTTGGATGCCAAGATTGCCGAGAAAAATAACCAAATCCATTCTATGATGGAAGTCCCTAACGAGGCGAACCTAAACTCCTCGGCAGACTTGATCGACATCTTGTTTACGAACGATCAAGGTTTCAACCTGTATCCCCCGGTTAATACTGCCAAGGGCAAGCCATCGGTCAACGCCGAGTGCATTGAAATCCTCTTGGAGCAAATAGAAGAAGAGCTAGAATCAAGATGAGCAAGATTGATCCAATCGCTATTAGTAGGA